AAGCCCTGCTGCAGACTTGGAAACCGTTCCGTAGGTGGTATTCGGTGGTGCTACCCACGATCCATCCTGCCTGAGATACTTAGTCGTGGTGGTCTCATTAGGCAGCGCCGGGCAAAGGCCTGCCGCAGATTTTGAAACAGTTCCATAGGTCGTATTGGCATCGTTTCTCCATGCCGGATTTCCAGATTCGTCTGTCTTCCAGACCTTATTTGCGTTTGATGTAGTAGGTGCTGCAACATAGCCAGCCGCAGTAACTGTATTTGCATTCCAGGTATTGTTGTCAGGCGGTACCTGCCATGTGCCATCGGACCTGAGATACCTTGTAGCAGCGCCCGCTGCAGGTGCCGGAACAAGGCCTGCCGTGCCTGCTGCAGAGGTCGTAGCACCTGACATGTTCGAATAGGTCGTATCCGTAAATTTAGCGTTTGCAGGTACAGCGGTCTGAACAGTCAGGTTGTTGACCTTAGAAGCGTTCGCCGCCGTGCCGCCGTAGTTAGAAGCGGTCAGTCCGAGCACAGAAGATAACTTTCCTGAGATGTAGTTCCACAGCGAAGATAGAGGTCTCCTGTAGAACGGAGTCGAACCGTTCGCGCCGCTCGTAACAAAATCGACCGCGTCAGTCGGGTCTGTCGTGCTCTGTGCCGCTCCGGACAGGATGGTCGTGCAGGCCGCGCCTGCAGTCGTCTGTCCAGTGCCGCCTCTTGCAACTCCTAAGGTCCCGGACGTTACCTGACTGGCTGCGATCGCTATGTCTGAATAGGTCGCCTCGATCTTACCATCGGTCTCAGACACAGAGGTAATGGTCTTGCTCGCAGCTCCCGTGATAGCAGGTACGTCAAGCCCTGCGATAGCGGCTGCTACGCCCTTGCCTGATATAGGTGCTGTGCTGTCAGGGTTATAACCTGCAGCAACTTCAGATGCTGTAGCGGAAATCTTACCATCGGTCTCAGATATGCCGGAAATGTACTTCCCGGCTCCTCCGACTGCGGGAACATCAAGAGCTCCTACGGCATTCGCCACAGTGCTCTGCGTTGCTACTTTATTCGTCTGCGGGTCGTAGGTACCATCGTACTCCAGCTCCGTCTTAATGTCCTCAAAAGCATCGTTGAGGATTCCGATATCGGTAAGAGCCTCGTTGATCTTTCCGGATTGATAGTTGTAGCCATGCTTTGCAGACAGACCGACAGTCGTGCCGTCCGGAGCTACGATCTGCTCTGGTAGCCAGTTGACAGGAAGATCGGCTACAGGATTTGTTGCAATAGGCTTGTTCATTAGAATCCCTCCTGAGTTGTTATCTTATGCCTGATCTCGGTTCCGGATGCTACCGGAATGTATACAGATGACGAGGTGAGCGCATTGCCGCTCCCGTCAATAAGTTCGATTTTAGTGATGGCGTTTACCAGTCCGACCGGAACTTCATAGGTAACAGTCAGGACATTCCCGGTAACGCTCTTGACGATATCGGAGATCACATGCGTATCGTTTATCCTTGCCGCTGCGATATCCCCCGATACAAAGGTAGATACGCCTGTGATAAGTGTGTCGGTAAGAGATCTCGTGCTCGCCAATTTTCTTGGCACCTCCTCTCCTTTTCGCCGGAACGGGTTTCTGCCAAGCGCCCAGCCGCCAAGTTTGTAGTAATAGATAAAGTCCTCAGAACCTATCGCCTCGTTAAGGTTTAAGACCTCAGATACGAGAGGACGGTTCACGTATACGATATGCGCGGGCTTTGTCGTGGCGATCGTATAAGCTATCTCCACGGCGAAATCCTGCGACTCTGCCGATGACTCGATATACAGAGTATAGCTGTCATAGTCCATGACGGCTTCCCAGTTTCCAGGGCCGATCAGCTCGTCCAGCTTGGCATAGAACGTAGTCAGCGTAAAAGGCGGCCTGGTGGCGATCCTGTTGAGAACGACCATCCTCCTGAAATCCAGTGACTGTGTCTCAGTTACAGCTATGCCAAGAAGCTGTTCCCACTGAGATGCGGTCCCCTCGTCCATCGTCTGCACGAAAAAGTTGTCGTGGATCGCACTGATGAACTCGGCAAGCAGCTCAAGCTCGTACTCCTCCGCCTTCATGATCTGTTGATAGTCTTTTATAGGCGCATAAAAGTCCGGCAGAAGATCAAGCAGGTTTGTGTCGATCTGAAATGCCATACTATCCCTCCGTAAGCGTTACGGTCCCAAGAACAGGAACCTGCTGCAGGGCAGAAGTTTCGGTAAGAGAAATGTCCGCAGCCGATCCGTTCAGCCTTACATTGGTGACATTAGTCACGCCTGTAACACTAAAGATCGCCGTAAGGACCCTTGCAAGATAGACCCATGAGATATAGATCTCCGGGTCTGTAGCCTCAGCCACGCCCCAGTCGGTCCTTATCTCATTGAAGTACGCCTCAATAGCCTCCTCGACCGCAAGCTGGATAGCATCCATCGGTGTGCCCGCCGTGTGAGCAACAGTAGCGGATACATTGACAGTAAGAGGTGTGGCCGTGTCGACAGTTAACTCGGCACCGATAGGTGCAAAGCCTTCTCCCATCGCCGGAACCGGGTCTGCGTTCATCTGCAGAAGCGCAAGAAGCTCCTGCGTTATTGGGAGATGATCAGAACCGAGCACCGACACCTTGACAGTGCCGCCGCCGTTCCATACAGGGTATACCTGCACGCCTCCGAGCTTGACCGCAACGCTGCTCCCATCAAGCGCCGTGACTTCGGTCAGTTCCAGGAAGTACTTCCTGTAGGCCGCAATGTTCCCTGCAAAAGGCTTGTCGGTAAGAGCCGTAACAAGCCGCGCCCTAAGAGCATCGTCTGTCTCAGGGTCGGAGCCATCGACTATGATAGATGTGAGCTGTGCGGATGTAAGTCCGGGGATAGTGGATATAGGCAGGATAGGCCCGGAGTACTGGTTCCCGATCTCTCCGGGAGTCTCAGAGGTAAGCCACCACTGCAGAGGATCTTCCGTTGCCGCAGTGACCGTAAAATTAATGGAATCACTTCCGGCTATAGTCGAAAACCTTGCTCCGGCATATACAGGAATGTTGAATACGCCAAGACGTACTGCAGGAGTCGCACCAAGCCGTGTAACGCCACCTATGGCGGCAATAAGGTCAAGGTCGGCCCCTACAGCGGTCTCGAGAAAAGACTGCAGCTGAAGCCGTGTCAGAGCCTCGTAGACCCCTTCGAGCTGGTACGCTGCAGGTGCAAGCGCCGTAGATATAGGTGATGTGTCCCTCTTATCGTATATGTCCGGGATGCGGGCCAGCATCTCTGCCAGAATAGCAGCTTTGGTCCTTTCGGAAAAATCAATCATAGCTCAACCTCCATAGTTTCCTCAATGTCGCCAAACACAGTGCGGACGACAAAACTCATGGTCAGTGATTCTGCGCTTACTTTAAAGGCCCAGTCCGTAACATCAACGATCCTGCTGTCCATAAACAGTGCGTCTTTGATCCTGCGCTGTATCTCGACCATAACGTAACCGGGATCAAGCCCGATAAGGTCTTCGTACTCTGTGCCAGATGACGGAAGATAGATGAGCCATTTATACCGCTCTGTCCTAAGAATGATCTCGACAGCCTGTCTGCAGGCTATGTACCCATCGCACTCACCAACGATGCGCTGAGTCTTCTGATCGATGTACCAGGTCCTTCCGGGCTCAGACTCGAATGATAGGTTCTCAGGGAATGCAATTCCCTCAGGTAATGTCGCCATTTTAGCTCCTCGAAATCACTAAGTACTTCTGCCCGTGCATAACAGACAGCATGATGACCTTGTCCCCGGTCTCAAGTGCCGGATCCTTTACAGTCTCGGTCAGGATCAGGACCTCTTCCCTTAGTGGAGCCTGGGATATATCGTTTACGATAGTAAGCGGGTCCGTGCTCTCAACGACCCCGGTCACCATGTCGGTAAGCTGCGAAGAATGAAGAACGTCTCTGACAGCTTTCTGAATCACATCAAGTAAGTTCATAGACCTCAAGCTCCATAGTGTGCATGTCGTTCTCATAGGTGTGTGAGCACGACTCGATCAAAGTCCATCCGGTAAACTGCGGGATCATGACGCGGATCATCATGCCCGCTCTGACCCCAGGAACACCCACAGAAGATAGCGTGACAGTCTTTCGCACCTTGTTGTAGTAAGACAGCATCTCCTTGGCCTTTTCAGCCATCTGTGCTGTGTTCAGATTGCCATCGATCTCCTGATACAGCTGCAGCTTGCCCCATAGTGATATGTTTCCGGAGTCCTGCGCCACGACCACATCTGCCCGGCCCGTGTTCTCGTTCTGCTGAACAAGCTTCACGGAGTTGTACACGTTGCGATCGATATCGGTGGTGTAGACATAGTCCGTGATGTAGGACTTATCTCCGAGGACCACATCCGATGCCCAGTCGCCCACGTACTTCAGCGACAGGCCTGTGCCGTTGTCGTAAAGAGTAAACAGCTCTCCGGTCGCAAGAAGTGTCTGCGACAGGGCCTTGTTGATGATATCAATGCAGGACTGGTTCGATTCAATGATGGACGGGATCTTGTATCTCGTATCATCGATCGACCCGACATCGATCTGCATGTCCGCTGCGATCTCCTTGATGATGTCCCCGGCTGACCTCCCGTAGAACGCATAAGAAGCGTTCGCCTTAAGGTACCTGAGCCTGTCGTAGCAGGTGACAGAGCACACGCCCCACCTGTCCGTCTCTTTCGTGAAAACGTATCCGTAGAATACCAGCTTGCCATCAACAGAGAACCGGACAATGTCGCCCTCGTTAAAGGTAAGGTCTCCCTTCATGACAAGAGAAAATGTCAGCTGCCCAGGACTGCCCTGGCGCTCAGTGGAGAACTCCAGTGCGCCGTCCGCAAGGCTCGCAACGCTCCATATCTCGCCTGTTTTCTTGTTGGATATCAGAAGCTCGTACATTTAAAGACTCACCCAGCCGGAAACCCCGCCGCCTGCCACGTTGTATGGACAGCGCCGCTTAAGATCCACGATACGCTTGATGGTGACGTAGGTCCCTGCGGTCGTGCCGTGCGGTTCCTCGCCGTAAGACGTGTAATAAAGATTGCCTGAAAAATAAACAGAGTCCCCCACGTTGTATCCGGTGGACTCTCTTGTAGGCGTTGAAACCGCCACAGGCTGACTTGTAGACACTTTATTCTGACTTGACCCCGAAGAAACGGACACCTGGTTCACGACCCTGGGAACGGAGATGACCTTCACCTTTTGAGGTGAGTAGTCCCTGTATTCCTTGATCGATAGTGTATAGTAGAAGTCTCCGGTCTCGCCGCCCCGCTCTTCGACCTCGAAGTTCTCAACCGTGCACTTAAAGCCCGTATCAGAGGTCGAGAACGGAGTGCCATCCTCGTAATACCTTACAGGCGTATACTGCAGGATGGACTTGTTCTTCATGGCGTTCCTAAAGAAGTTTATGTACTTCTCCGGAACCCAAAACCCGTTCGGAGTAAGGACCGAGGGATCAACTTTGCCGGGAAAGTAGCTCTCGATGTCTACAGCCCTCTGCCTTGGGATCCTCGGAACAGTGACTTCGCCTATTCCGAGGATGTTATACTGCTCGTTGTCGCCCTCAAGGCTGTCAGGCAGCGTCTCCGGGTTTATCGGGAGCCTTATGACAGTTTTATCCAGGCTGAAAAATATGCCGTACTTGATCATCTTAAGTCTCCATCGCATAGTATCCTGTGGTAGATCCAGAAGCCATCTGGTCTATCAGGATATCTCTGATCGTCCGTGCAAGAGCCTTGCGGTCAGCGTCAGAGTCTCCGGTGTTCTGCCCTGAGATGTTGATGACAGGTGTCTGTGCCAGAAGATTGACCTTGGACACGAACTTCTGCGTAGCCACATCGATAAGCATCTTGAGGTCCTCATCCGCAAGGGAATCTGCCATCTCCTTGGTGTTTGCCGCAGTAGACGCGGAAGAACCTGCAACGCTCTTGATGGCCTGATAGGTCATATTATCAAGGCTCATATTGGACAAGCTCTCGCCAAACTGCTTGCCGCCGCCGACCCACTTGTCGATGGTGCCGCTGTAGTCCAGGTGCTCCATGCGCTCGAGCTTAATATAGTCATCGCCATACTTCTCCTCGGCCCA